TACTCTAACTATTAGATATTCCATCACCCCTTAATGGGGGTACTCTTCCTCCTGTTGGGACTGTGAGCACTTCTTCACTCACAGTCCCGTTTTGCCTTTATAGCTCAATGGTAGAGCAACTGATTTGTAATCAGCAGGTTGTAGGTTCGAATCCTACTGGAGGCTCCATGTAGTCCATCGGGCTACCTCCTTTCGAGGCTATAAGCCGAGCCGTATGAGTTATGTTCGTCTTGCTCATAGGCGCCCTCCTGTCGTTACTGAGCATCAGCCGGAGCATTGCTACCGAGCGCCAGCCAGAGCGATCAAAGGAGGGCTATTTTTTTATACCCGGGTTACGAAAAGAGGGGATATATGGAAGCCAGGAGCACTAGAAAGCTGCCGGTACTTGAAAATAATAATACTTCAATGACTCCGAGAGAGAAGAAGGAAGTTCTTTATGAAGCCCAGATGCTCGTTGACGAGATAGCCAGGCGACACAGAGAACACAAGTTGAAGTATTACAAGCCTCACCCGAAACAGGAACTGTTTCATAAGTGCACCAAGAGGAACAGATGGGCGCTTGGAGGCAACAGAACAGGCAAGACGGAAGTTGGCGCTGTTGAAGCCGTGTGGTATGCCAGAGGGAACCATCCGTACAAAGACATTGGTAAACCGACGGATGGATGGATCGTCAGTCTTACGAATGAAGTTCAGCGCGATGTTGCTCAAAAGAAAGTGATGAGCTACATTGATCCGGCGTGGATCAAAGGCGTGAAGATGAGAGAAGGGCGTGCCGACGATCCCATGAACGGCGTCATCGATTATATTCAGATTGAGAGTGTCTATGGAGGGACATCGATCATTGGTTTCAAAAGCTGTGACCAGGGACGAGAGAGATTCCAGGGTACATCGAAAGACTGGATATGGTTTGATGAAGAGCCGCCGAAAGAGATATACGACGAGTGTGTGATGAGAACCCTGGACTGCCAAGGGCATATCTGGGGAACGATGACACCATTGAAAGGCCTGACGTGGGTCTATGATTCGATATATCTCAATGAAAATGACGACCCGGAAGTCTGGTACATCGCCATGAGCTGGGAAGATAACCCCTACCTCAGCGAAGAAGAGATAAAGAGACTGACGCTGACCCTCAGTGATGAAGAACTTGAAGCCCGTAAACACGGCAGATTCGTCGCACTCTCTGGCCTCGTATACAAAGAGTTCAAAGAAGACATTCACGTCATTGAACCCTTTGAAGTTCCGAGAGAATGGCAAGATACGATTTCGATTGACCCTGGCATGGACGCTCCGTTGAGCGCTCATTTTTACGCCGTAGACCATGACGGGAACGTGTTTGTCGTGGCCGAGCACTATAAAGCCGGGTGGAACATCCTTCAACACATGCGAGCCCTCGAAGAAATAGCGATCCAACTGGACTGGAAGAGGGATATACGGGGGCATTTGTCGTGTATCATGGACGCTGCTGCTGATCAACACTCGCTTCAAAACGAGAAATCGGTTGCTGAACTGTTCCGTGAGTGCGGAATGAACGTGAACACGAACGTGAATAAGTCGAAATGGGCTGGCATCCAGACTGTGAAGAAGTATCTGGAGTGCCAGCCGCATTTTGATGAAGAGAGATGGCCGAATGGTAAGCCGAAACTCTTCATTTTTTCGACCTGTACGGCGATGATCAAAGAGATCAAGGCGTACAGGTGGAAGGAATTGCCGAATGGCATAGGCAAAGAAGAGCCGATCAAGAAGAACGACCACGCGATGGACGATCTTCGCTACTACATCATGTCAAAACCGCAGGGCACGCACCCCTCCAGCGACTACAGAAACGAGTTATTGGAGCACAAGAAGCGGTTGGCGCGACAATTGAGGAAGAACAGGAGGCTCATGTGATTGCTGTTATTGCTGTTTGTTCTGTTTTGTCTGTTGGTTTACTTGTTTACATTGCTTACAGACTTTATCAACTATGTCATTTGCTGTCCAGGGACGCTGAGCGCGACACTGGAGTCGATAGCGATCATAATTCTATTGGCAACGGTGCTATTGATCTTGGCTTTTTTAACCGGAGAAGCCCTCGACGCAGTAATTCGCCGGTTTCGAAGGCTCGTAAGTGGATACAGAACAAAGAAACGGTGTCGAGGGAGGTGAGATAATTGCCCGAGAGCTTGAAAAAGGCCAGAGAGCGGTTCACGCGACTGGCTCATGTCGATCCTGTTGAGGGGATACAGGAGATACTTCAGCCGGACGACATCAAAGAGCTGGTTGCCGACATCAAAGCTGAGTTTGACAGGCGAAAAGAAGAGCGCCGACCGTTCGAACTTCAGTGGCGATTGAATCAGAACTTCATATCTGGAAACCAATACTGCGATATTTTCCTCCAGACCGGTGAGGTTGTCGACTATCCCGCCTCTTTCGAGTGGGAGATGCGGACGGTCTACAATCAGATCGCGCCGATCATGGAAACGCGACTGTCCAAGCTGAGCCGAATCCAGCCCGGCCTGGTCGTTCGCCCCGCGACATCCGACACACAGGACATCCTGTCCGCCAAGATGTCCACTAAGCTCCTGAAATGCGTGTATGCCGCTCACGACATGACGAAAGTCATCACTGAAGCGAATACATGGATGGAGACCTGCGGCGGCGTCTTCTATAAGACGAACTGGGACATCCAGGGCGGCATGTGCCTCGGTGATCACGAAGGCAAGGCCGTCTATGAGGGCGACATCGCGCCTGTTGTCGTGCCGTACTATGAGATATTCCCGTCGTCCAGCTACATCGACGATCTCAATGAGTGCGACAACATCATCCACGCCAAGATTTACACTGCGGATCAGATCAGGTTGAAGTGGGGCATCGACGTTCAGGGCAAGACCATGAACACCTACGCCATGGAGATGTCCGGCATGGTGTCCGGCGGCGTGGGTTATAACCCCAGCATGATGCAGGTGAAGGATCACAACATCGATGACGCTGAACTTGTCCTCGAATACTACGAGAGACCGAACCGGGAGTTCCCGGAAGGCAGGCACGTCATCATCGTTGGCGACACCTGTGTTCATATCGGTGTACTCCCCTACCGCGTCGGCAAGTTCTACCGCAGGGGCTACCCATTCGTTCATCAGCAGTGCCTGAAGACCCCTGGCGTGCTGTGGGGAACGAGCGTTGTAGAGCGCTGTATCCCCGTCCAGCGTGACTATAACGCGGTGCGCAATCGCATCAACGAGTATATCGCCAGGATGACCATCGGCAACATGATCGTTGAGCAGGGATCGCTTGTCGACGATTCTGTGCTGGAGAACGGCGTACCGCCCGGAACCATTGTCGAGTACAAGCCCGGTACGACACCGCCTGCGTGGATGACGCCGCAGGAGATTCCCGCGACGCTTCTGGCGCAGGTCGATCAGTTGCAGGCTGAGTTTGTATCGATCTCCGGCGTTTCGGAGATGTCCAGGACATCCCAGTCCCCTGCCGCCATCTCCTCCGGTACAGCACTTGAGATTCTGAAAGAGCAGGACGATACGCGACTGACGCTGACTGCCGAGAACGTCCGCGAAGCCATTCGGAGCCTTGGCGTTCAGTGGATTCGACTGTACCGTCAGTTCGCCACAGTACCGAGGCTCACGCGCATTGCCGGTCAGAACGCCGGCGACGTTTCATCCATGATCTGGAAGGGCAGCGACCTGACCTCCGATGATGTCATCGTCGATACCGATAACGAGATGACCAACACGCCTGCCCAGCGTAAGCAGTTGGCCCTGGAGCTGTTGCAGGTCGGCCTGTTCAGCGATCCCGATACCGGGAAGATGACGCGAGAGACCCGCGCCAAGCTGCTTGAAATCTTCGAGCTCGGCAACTGGGAATCCACCATCGACATCGAAGAACTCCATTCCGTCAGGGCTCAGCGCGAGGCGTTTGAGTTTGAGAGCGGCAAGCCGCCGCAGATCATGCAGCTCGACAACCACACTCTGCATTCTTCCGAGCACATCAAGTATGCGCTCTCTGCTGAGTTCAGGAAGATCGCCGACACCGATCCTGATAAGGCCAAGCTCTGGCTCGATCATATCGAGCAGCATAAGGAGATTGCCGTCCAGCGTGCGATGGAGCTTGCCGGTCAGGGTGACGGCGGTCAAGTGACCCAGAATGTTGAAGCTGGCGCAGCGCCTGCTGAAGCTGCCGCAATGGCGAGTATGCAGCAAGGTGCCGTTGGCGGCAACATGTAGAAAGGAGATTAAACATGGCTAACAAATATCTCAATGATGATGCTCAGGCCCAGTTTATGAACATGCTGAATGGCCAGGAAGCACAGCCTTCCCTGGAGGCCCAGCCTCCGGTTGAAGATACACAGGCGAATGCAGCCCCTTCTGCTCCCGTGGACTCGGGAGCGCCTGCGGAACCCCAGATTGATCCTGCCGCTGCCGTACTTGCCGAGCTGGGCGTATCCAGCGTTGAAGAACTCGCGGAACGCTACAAAGAGCGCGATGGCAAGGCGACGGAGTACAAGGACATGCTGGCCCAGTTGCTCGCCTACCAGCAGGCGCTCGACAACGAATCTGACCTCGACCCGACCGGCGATCCGCTGGATTCGGTGAAGAAAGCCGTCAGAGAAGAAATCAAGCCTTTGTACGACAAGGTTCAGGCTGACGCCAGGAACAAGGTCGTGCAGGAGGCTTGGGGCAAGGACGCCAAGGATATGCCGGACATCGCGGATGTGATGCCCGAGATTGCTCAGTTCATTTCTGAGCATCCTGAACTGGCGGTTGCCAATGACGGTCTTCGCCGCGCTTATGACAGCGTTCGCAGTCGCAAATATAAAACCGAGGCTCAGATGCTGGAAGACAGCGAGTTCATCAAGCGCATGGCTTCGAATGAAAAAATCCGTGAAGCCGTGCTTCAGAATCATCTTGGTGAGATCGCCCGAACCGGTGAGTCGGTGCCGAACTCCATTGGGGCCGGAGGGGATATCCCCATGACCGGCCAGAAACAGGCTCCAAATTCTATGCAGCAGGCCAAGCGTGGTCTCGCACAGATGCTGGGCTTAAAATAATGAGGTGATACCATGATCCAGCTTTCCACCATCAATGAAGCCCTGAAGGTTCTGTACATCAATCCTATCAGGGAATTCGTCAACATGAAGGCCGATCCCCTGGCGGCTCGTATCCTTCAGACTTCCGACAACATCACCGGCTATCAGAAGATCGTCCGTGCCGTTCAGATCGGTGCGAACGGCGGCGCCGGTGCTGGCACTGAGACTGGCGCCCTGCCCGTCGCCGGCGAGAACCTCTACAAGCAGTTCGAATCCGACATCATGAACCTGTACGGTACTGTGTCGATTTCGGACAAGACCATGAAGTCTGCTGTTGAGGGCCCCGGTTCCTTCGTCAACGCGCTTCAGCGTGATATCGACACCCTGGTCGAGACCCTGAAGTTCTCCCTGGCCCGTCAGATTTACGGCGATGGTTCCGGCGTCCTGTGCTTGACCAAGTCTGCTTCCAGCGGCGCTACCGAGATCGAAGTCGCTACTGACGCGATCCTCTACAACATCCTGCCTGGCCTGACCGTCGATGTCTACAAGTCTGACGGCACTACCAAGGTCAGCGCTGATGGTTGCCGCATCACCGATGTCAACCACACCACCCGCAAGGTCAAGCTGAGCAAGGCTCTGACTGCTGCCCTGGACGCCAATGGCGCGATCTACATGCAGGGCTCCAAGGGTTTGGAGCTGACCGGCCTGGGCGCGATCTTCGACACCACCAATGTCACCACTCTGTACGGCCTGACCCGCGCCAACTATAGCTGGATGCAGCCCTACGCCAAGACCAGTGTCGGCGCTCTGACCGAGTGGAAGATTCAGGATGCCATCAACACCATCGAGGATGTTTACGACGTCAACATCAATCACATCTCCGCCGGCAACCTGGCTTACCAGTACTACATGGAGATGATGAACTTCCGTCGTGCCATCAACGATGTGATGATCCTGGAAGGTGGCCACAAGGCTCTGAAGTTCAACGGTATGCCGCTGGTCAGGAACAAGTTCCTGGCTCCCGCTTCCATCGACCTGTACGACACCAGCCTGTTCACCATCGACCAGATCGCTGACTGGGATTGGCTGGATGACGGCGTGCACGGCATCCTCCAGCGCAATGCTCGCTATGCGACCTATGAGGGCAGCATCGCGAAGTATTGCAACCTGATGTGCCGCCTGCCTGCCGGCATCGGCCGTCTGACCGGCATCAGCGCTCCCGACAACCCTGTTGTTGCTACCGTCAATGTCGAGAACAACATTGACGCTTCCTCTTCCGGTACCACAACGGGCTAAGAAAGGAACCCTATATGATCTGCATCGAGGGGCGGTACTCTAAAGACCGCATCCCGGTGTTGAGCAATGTCTATGACATCCCCGTTCGTCTCAAAGAGGTGAACGGGGACTTTTTTATTATGTTCAACACCCGGAACCAGAAGTTCGAGGTTCATGATAAGAGCCAACCTTTCACTACCCTCGCCTGTGTACTGCCGTTTGATGAGCTGGATCAGCGATCAATCGCCTATGTTCGCGAACGATACCATGTAGACGTTCAGGACTTGGCGGCGGAAATCGAGAGATACAACGATGATCTCGACCGCAGACAACAGGCTGAGCTGATAGACAAAGCCAACTACAAGTGCAGAGAGGCGTTCAATTACCTGAAGAACAACTCTCATACCGATTCCATCCCACAGGAGGTGATCGATGAATGACGCTTGAAGAGATGTGCATCATGGCGGCGAGATATTCCGATCGCTATGATGAGTTTGAGCGCACTCTTGAAGGCGGAGCCAGCGTTCGCGCAGAAGACTGGTACGAAGAAGATGCCCTGCATTACTTCAACGTATTCCGGGATGGCATCAATGAAGCATACCGCGAAGTCTCCCGCCTCCAGGCCATGCCTGATACCTACGCGGTAGCCTCCGTCAACAGGAAACAACAGATCGATCTGACCAACCTTGATCCCGCTGTTTATACCGTAAAGGACATCCTCAACTATGATGGAACCGCCAGCGTCGACTATACCTTTGATACGAAGTATGTCCTGAACGTCAAAGCTGCCGCCGGAGATAAAGTCAGGCTGTTCTATCACTACATCCCCGAGAACCTTGAGCTTCTCGTTGACGAGCCTATCTTTTCTGAGGCTCAGGTAGATTCCATGGTATACGTCAGTCTGGCTGTGGCCAGGATGTGGTACTCAGAAAAGAAGTTTGATTTCGGCAACCAGTGGATGTCCCAGTATTACTCCTTCCTGCGCAATGTGAAGAGCAACCTCAAAGATCGCAGCCGTCGCAGGATTCCGAGGGGGATTTTCCGTTGAAGACGATCATCCTGGATACGGAATCCAATGGCATGAAGCCGGAGCAACTATGTCAACTCTCCTATATCATCGTCGACAAAAATGATGAAATTGGTTTGAATGATGATGTAATTGGCAAAAACTTCTTCTTCAGTGTGAGCTGCATGAACGAGTACGCGCAGAAGAAGCATGGCTTCAGCAAGTTCAGGCTCCACGAGCTTTCCCTTGGACGGAGATTCACCCAGAGGTTTGATGAGTTCTTTGATGACTTCATCGACGTTGACCTTATCTGCGGACACAACGTCAGCTCTGATGTTCGCCTGTTGAAGCTGTCGTTCGGAGATGCCGGATATGGCTTTCCGAAGTGCCGGACGTTCTGCACGATGCAGCACTTCGACAACGCCACCAACTTCAAAAACAAGCACGGCAAGCACAAGCAGCCAAGGCTTGACGAGCTGTGTTCATATTTCGGGATCACCGAAGATTCCATCACAAAGACCTGCGTGGAAATCTTCGGCAACAGCGCCTATCGCGCACACGATGCACGCTACGATGCCACCGCGACTTACCTGTGCATTCTGGAAGGCCAGAATCGCGGCGATTTGAAAGGGGTGATTTGATGGCAAGTTATAATTCCTATTCCAGCAGCATGGGAGAGCGCAAGCTTACCATCGATTCCTTCACCGGCATCGATCAGACCCGTGGCTTGCACAGCGCCGACTACGGTTCCTCTCCTGATGCTGTCAACTTCGTTACCAGAGATGGCGCTTTGAAGACTGCTGGCGGCGTTTCTGCCTATGGCAGTCCTGCCCCGAGCAGCGTCTATGAATCCGCGAACGGTCGAATCTTTCAGGGCTTCTTTCGGGATGCGCAGCACAACGACTTTTCCAAGATCGTCATGGCACTTCACGGTCGCTTCTACGTCGCTGATCCTGACGCTCAAACGTGGACGGCTATCGCAGGCAGCTTGACTAACAATGACTGGTCTGCCGTTAATTACCGCGACGAGGATGTCGATTGGATCATTCTCACCAACGGCGTTGATACCGCTCAGTATTGGGATGGCGTCTCCGAATCGTCCTTCCCGCTCAATATCGTGCAGGGCAGGATCGTACAGGACAGCGAAGTCCTGGCTGAAGGAGAGGCTCTTCACTTCTCCAAGATAACCATGCTCAATGAACGACTCTGGGGCGGTGTAGCTAGCGAATATCCTGATCGCGTGTATTGGTCGAAGACCTTTGACCCTGAAGACTGGGAGTTCAACTTCGTAGATTCCGAGAACGACGGCGGTGGCTTTGTGGATGTCGCTACGTTCGACGGTTCACGGATTCGCGCTGTTGTCTCCGCGATGGATGACATACTGATCTTCAAGGATAAGTCTCTGCACCGTCTGAACGGCAGCTACCCTGGGGAATTCTCCCTTACGCAGGTCTTTGGCACCGAAGGTACCCTTGCCCCCAGAACCATCGTCAATGATGGACGTAGCTTATACTTTCTGGCCTCTGAGGGCCTTGTGAGATATTCCGGTATGACTGCCATTTCCTTGTCCTCTCAGGGAGATAAGAAGCTGCGGGAAATCTGGCCGAGGATCAACGCATCCACTATCGATACCGCGTGCGCCACGATGATGAACAACATCATCTATCTGGCTGTGCCACTGGACGGCTCCATCATCAATACGCACGTCATCGAGTACGACATCCAGAACGGTACATACAACCTGATCGAGCTTCCCGGCGTCGACGACTGGCTGGTGCTCCGCGAAGGTCAAAAGGAAACGCTGCTCTTCCTGAGCGGAGATCAGCTCTACCGATACGACAGCGGATATACCTTCTACGACAATGAGCCTATTGAAGCCGTCTGGACGAGCCCTTTCATCAGTTGCGGCACCCTGTCTTCGAAGAAGCAGACCGGACGAATCTACATGTCTATCACCGCTACTTCTTTGGATGTAACGAAGCAGCCGCAGATAAAGCTTACTCTCCTGTCCGGCAACAACGTCAGATCGAAGCTTATCAAGCTTAAAAATGGGCTCAATGAAATCAGGAAGCGAGTCAAGGTCAAGGGCAGGATGTTCCGGTTCAGGATCGAGAACGTCGATGGCAATCCGCTGACCATCCATCGGGGAATTGAGATTCACATCGAGGAGGACTTTGACTGATGAATACCAATAACGCCAGAAAGACGTTCACGAATCTGTCAGAGCCTCAGCAGATTCGTGAATTGAACCGACAGATGGAATGGATATGGCATCAGCTTCTCGGTGGATTGACGGAAAGAGCCTTCTCTACTGCTGGTGCCAGACGCCTTGTCACCAAGACCGAGAGCATGATCGCCGACGATCTACAGGCCGAATCCATGACCGTGGACAGGCTTTCAACCGCCCTCTTCGAGACAATGGTGGCGATCATACCTGTAGCGACGATTGACTTTGCAACTGTCACCGACCTCGTTTCCGAGGCATTGGTGATCGATCACGCAACCGGCAATGATGTTTACATCAAGAACCTGACCATCACATCTGCCAACCTGCTGAATGCCGTCATCACCCACCTGGTCGTCATGGGCGAAGATCACAACTACTATTCGATCTCTGTTGGTTCTGACGGCTCCGTTTCCGCAGTGGATATCACCGAGGATGTTTCCCAGGAAGAAATCGCTGCTGGCGTCATGGCAGATGGCAGATATATCTTCAACGCCGATGACATCAATGTCGAGAACATGAACGCATCGACCGTCAAAGCCAGTGAGGGCGACTTCGTTTCGATCCTTGCCGGAGCTCTTGAGGCAGGTTCCATCACTGCCGGAGAAGCGGTAATTGCCTCCGCGTCTATTCCGCTCCTGTATACCACATCGATACGCGCACTTGGAACCAGTCTCGACATCAGCGCCAACGATTCAATCAAACTGTTGGCTGACAACATGAATAGGCTCGTGAGGCTGGACGCCGAGGGCCTTCACGTGGGCGACAGTCAGACGTCCAACGAGGTGCTGATCGACAGTGAGAGCGTGAACGTAGTCATGTACGGCAACCGGTACAGCAAGTTCGCTGCGGACTACGTCCAGTTCGGCAATTACCAGCTAAGAAAGAGCGTGGACGGCGGGCTGGTGTTCAAGAAAGCGTAATGGAGGTGATGGTCAATGGCTCTGTATACGAGTGCCAATGGATGGTTCGAGATTACCGCGCTTTCGTTCTTCCCCCAGGTCATTGCCCCTGGGGAGAGCACGACGATAACGGTGACGATCAAGAATACTTCCGGCGTCAATATCACAAAGACGCGCGTCAACTGCGGCTTTTATTATATGGCAGCCGATGGCTATGATTATGACAGCCAGCCTTCGACGTTGCTGTACGGCGAAAATACTTCCGGTTTTGATATTGGCACGAAGGCGATCTCCTGGAACCGGAACACCGAGCAGACGTTTTCGGGCACCATGACGTTCAACCCGGGAGATCACCCTGCGGACATGAGCAGTCGCCTGATCATACCCGGTACTAATGAAGGCCTGTTCATTACCGCCTGGAGAAACGAGAGCGGCTCTGACCAGTTTAGCGATGTCAGCGATTCTTATGGCGGCAGGCTGAAGCTGGTGACGAGCCACTGGCAACCCAGAGCGTCCATGCTCATGCAGCGGTGTCTTCCGAACGGTACGCCGGATGATCAAGGCGAGCGACTGCTCCTGACGGCGAACGTCTCGCATGGCAGCGACGCGGATGTTTCCCAGATGTACTGTCGCCTGTACTATGAGCAGGGCGCCGCGCCGGACGGCTCGTCCAGCTTTGTCAATCTTACATCCCAAATCCCTGATCTGATATCGGGCGTCACGGGCGATTATTCGCTCGTCACGCAGAGCTTTTCAAATGGCGTGGACTGGTATTTCCTGTTTGTCTTTGGCGACGACTACGAACAGGATACCGTTTCCGGTTCCATCGCAAGGGCCTTCGCGAACCTGCACCTGTCCGGCGCGTCCACCGGCGGCGCGGCCTTTGGCCGGTTCTCCAGCTCGACAGAGGGCAATCCGAAGCTGGAATCGGAATACCCGTTCTACGCTTATGGCGGTATCGAGGGCGTGAACAACTATTCAACTGCCGAGGTGCTGACCGGCGGTCACTGGATCGATGGCAAGCCCATCTACCGGTTCGTAGCCACCGGCACAGTGACACTGGCGGCAAGCACGACGCTGCTGACGCTGCCGTCCGTGCCAGATAACGTTATTGACATTCGGATGGCGGTCTATGCTGGCAGTGACTGGAAGCCGGTATGCTACACGTATTACAACAACAATAACTGGGACACCAATGTAAGGATTACCAACAACGGGGACGTTATTGTACAGGCTGGCTCATCTGCACAGGTCAGCACGAAATACAACCTAATCATAGAATACACCAAACAATGATAAAGGAGGGGTATTATGAGCGTAATCAGCGTGGCGGTTGAGGGCCATGAGATTTCAATCGTTGATCAGGAACGACTCGCGTCCGGTTCAGTTGGCGTCGATTCCGTGCAGTTCGAATTCGACGACGCATGGGACGGGCTGACAAAGTTTGCGCTCTTCTGGGGCGGTGGGAGCGATGATCCTTATGCTGTAAGCGTCGACTCGGATGGCTTGGCCACGATTCCTTGGGAGGTGATCGGTACGAAAGGGACAGTCAAGCTCGGCGTGTTCGGGGTAGAATCTGGAGAAACGACACCTCGCATCACATCGGGCATTGTGCAGTTCAAGGTGCCGACCGGAGCGTGGTCTGACAGCATCGAGAACTCCGGCGATCCTACGCCTACTATCGTCGAGGAGTTTGTCGCAGCGGCACAGCAAGCTATCACAGACCTCCAAAGCGCCCTTCAGGAAGCGCTGGACAGCGGTGATTTTGATGGGCCAAAGGGCGACAAAGGCGACCCTGGCGTTGATGGCGTCACGCCTGCCTTCTCTGTTGGAACAGTAACTACCCTACCTGCTGGAAGCAGTGCTACTGCAACGATCACAGGCACAACTGCCGCTCCTGTGCTTAATCTGGGGATTCCTAAGGGCGATCCTGACGATTCCTGGCAGGAAGACGTCGGTGAGCTAAAGAGCGCTTTTGTGAAACTGGGACTGTCCGTCGTGGACGGCAAACTGTGTATGACCTACACTGTAGCGTAAGGAGGACGAAACACTATGAGCGAGATCACTAAACCCATTATCCTAGACGAAACCGGGCACCTGATCGTGGAGGGCATCGCCCGTCAAAATCTTCTGCTGGCGCAGATGGTACAGGTCAGCGAAGCCACGCCCGCAGCCGAGCTGGCAGAAATCCACCGCATCGTGCAGTCCGGAGAAGCGCCCAACGTCTTTTCTATCGGCGAACAGTTGATGCTGAACTGGTCAGACGGAACGAACCAGCACGTACTGCCCTTCGACATCGTTCACTTTGGGGACGTGGAGCTGGCGGACGGCGAAGTGCGCCCCGGTATGTTCATCCAGTCGCACTATGCAATGCAGGGCGTGCAGTTTTCCGCGACGCAGGCCGCTGTGTACTGCGCGGAGGCGCTGCCCGCTGGTACGTATCATTTTGAGATCGGCACGACCTGGGGCAACAACTGCGTCGCCGGGAAAAATTATCAGTTTATCACAACACAAGAGGTTCCTGCCGGTGGGCAGATTGTGCTCGGCGACAATAATGGGTTCTATGCATGGGGCGCACCCGATAAGGTTGTGACCAATTGGCGCGTGTACACATTCGCCTCCAACACCAGCACAACTCCGCTGGAAACACTTGAAATCAGCGAAGGCACCGGCGGCACCAGCATCGGCACCCTGTCCAGCAGCACCAAATTCGGTGCGGCGGGTGCTACCAACCTCCAGATGGCGGCTTATGGCTATAACCGCTGGTCGCATTCCGCGTTGCGTCAGCAGCTTAACTCTCATGCGGCTGCTGGTGCATGGTGGACTCCCCAGCACGACGTGGATCGCCCGCCGCAGCAGCTTGCCACGGTGCGCGGCTTCATGGCAGGCTTCGATGACGCCTTCCTGTCCATCATCAATCCGGTAAAGATCAGGACGGCGCTGAACACGGTCAGCGACAGCGAGATCGGCACCTATGAGGACACTGTTGACACGTTCTTCTGCCCGTCGCTGGAGCAGGAATATATCGTGCCGCAGCTCGCCAACACGGAGGGCGAGTATTGGGAATACTGGAAGCAGCGGCTCGGACTGACCAGCCCGCAGGTCACTGGCACAGTCGGAGCGAATGCTTTCCACATCCGGTATGCCTTCGACGCCAAGACTTCTGCTCAGACCGTCCGGTTGCGTTCGGCGTTTCGTGGCGCCGCGACCACCACGTGGAATGTCTTCACCACGGGCATCGCCAACACCAACGTCGCGACGTACGCGTTTAGGCCCGCCCCGGCTTGCGTCATCTGCTAATCTGGCATCAATCCCCGGCCCGCAAGGGCCGGGCTTATGGAGGGATTAACAGATGTCTGTGCCGGTCAACCAACGAACTGCGGGCGAGTTGGATGTCAACGTCAAAGCCCGTGCGCTATGTACGTACACTCTAAAGATCACCGCTAATCCAAAGCACTTTCCACCGGAACAAAATTCGTTTACCGAAAAGATCAGGGACGCCGCTATAGACATCTACACGATGTGCTGGGAGGCAAATAACATCCGGGTGGATAACCGCATGAACAGGTATCTGCGGCGCATCGAGCTGCAAGAACTGGCTGCGGATAAATGTAATACGCTGTGTGTTCTGATCGAACTAGCGAAACCGCTTTTCAAGCTGTCTAGCAAACGGTGTATGTTTTGGATTGATATGGTGGTTAAGCTCCGCGCTGAAATTCGAGCGTGGGCTAGCAGCGGATGGACGCTTATTACAACGACCTATGGAGGGATGTCATATGAGTACTGTTATCAGGCGCGGTCTTAACCCGCAGGATGTCGCCATGCAGGACAACACCATTGCTATGGCGCAGAACTCGGCTAATCTTACGTCTATCGCTTTCGTGGTGCTGGCTGAGTCTGGCGCAATCGACGAAGTGACAGCTACGGAACATACCGACGTTTTCGCCGAGTGGGAACCCGGCATTGCCTACGCTGTCGGCAACCTGCGCACCTATGAGGGTGTGCTGTACAAATGCGTCCAAGCGCACACCAGTCAGGCCGACTGGACACCCGCTGCCACGCCCGCGTTGTGGGCCAAAGCTGGCGACCCCCGCGAAGAATGGCCTGAGTGGTCGCAGCCCATTGGGGCGCATGACGCATACGGCGCGGGCGACAAAGTGAGCCATAACGGCAAGCATTGGGTGAGCGACATCGACGGCAATGTGTGGGAGCCGGGTGTGTACGGCTGGACACAGGCCGAGTAATGTCCGTTAAAGGACACTTTAAATCACTACGGAAGGGAGTGAGAATATGGCTACGGCAGCAGAACGAAGGCTAGCTGTGCGCAATTCATACCGCAAAATGATCGGGCGCAACCACTACAGCCAGGCGCGGCGCAACTACGCGCTGAAGAAGTACAAGGACGGGAAGTATTACTCCGACTGCTCGTCCTCGGTCTCCTACGCCCACAAGGACGCCGGGGAAAGCTTCGGCATCCTGAACACCGTCGGCATGTGGACATCAAAAAAGTTTGTTGACGTGCCGGTGGTCATCAACAAGAACGGCACCATCGCCAACCCTGAAATACTGGAGATTGGCGATATCCTGCTGTTCGCAGGTAACGACAAGAGCCGGAAGAAATATGGCTACGTCGGCCATGTGGAGATGGTCGGCGAGATCGATGGCAAGAAGATCATGCTCTACGGCCACGGCAGCGGTCTTGCCAAGAAGCACGAAATGAATGCTTACTGTAAGACCAGACGCAGCACTAAAGCCAGCACGCCGCTGGGACATCGCGGACTGATTCGTGTGCGCCGGCATATTACTGGCGACGGCGAGATCGTTTCTGACGGCTCGAATGCCGTTGAAACTCGCGTTTTTTTGAAGGAAGGCGACAAGGGCACCGATGTAAAGGAAATGCAGCTTCTCCTTCTGAAACGCGACCCTACTTGCCTTCCTGAGTACGGAGCGGACGGAGATTTCGGTTCTGAGACCGAAGCGGCAATTCTTGCCCTGCAAAAGGATGCCGGAATCGAGCAGAACGGCACCTACGACGATGAGACGCATCACTCCCTGATGCTCTTCGTCGGCACTCGTGTTGAGATCACGGGAGGCTCTGTCAACATTCGAAGCGGCCCCGGGAAACAGTGCTCCGTTCTCGGCGTTGGCAAGAAAGGACAGACGTTCGAATATCAGGGTATGTGGGAATATGCTGGTGAAGATTCGCTGTGGCTGCTCATTCAGTATACGCCAAAAGGTGCCAGCACTCCCAGGAACGCCTGGGTGAGCGAGAGATTCAGTAGAGTGGTTTAGGGGGGATGCAACATGGTCAGTAGTCCAATTATCGTAGCATTGATAGGCGCCGCCGGGTCAGCAGTAGGAGCTCTCGGTGGCGTCATAGCAAGCAACCGTCTCACTCAATACCGATTGAAAATGCTCGAAGAGAAGGTTGATAAACACAACAACCTTATCGAGCGAACCTACAAACTGGAAGGTCGAATGAATGAGGCCGAACACGACATCCGAGATTTGAAAGCGAGGTGAAATACATGGAACAGAATCGTTTTAAGAGCTGGGCTCTGTGGGTATCCGTCGCCGGTGCCCTGTGGGTAATCGCCAGTGCGTTCGGTATCCCTGAAAAGATGGGCATCACCGAGACCACCTTCACCAAGGTGCTGGATGCTGTCGGCTCTATCCTGATTGCCTTTGGCATCTGCAACAATCCCACGGATTCGGAAAACTTCTAACACGCCGGGGCTTAGTCCCCGGCATTTCTTTTTGGAGGTGACTACTGATGGCCTCTACGCCTAAAGTATCCAAATTTCAAAAGACGGGGTTCTACAGTAGCGCTGACATCCCCGCACTCCAAGAGCAACTCGCAAAATACAACGTGCCTGAAGCCGATGTAAGGCAGCAAGCGGAAGCTCAGTATGCCCCCACCTACAACATGCAGAAAACCACGTTTCAGAATCAGTTGTCTGAGCTGGCTGCTACCAGGGACAGGGACATCCAGAAGCTCAATACCCAGTACGACCGGAATCTGAACAGCGTCATGGCCCAGTTGAACGCCAGGAACATGGGCAGATCGAGCCTTGTTTCCACAAGAGGTGTAGAAGTTGAGAACGCCAGGAACGGCGCTGTCTCCGATACTTCTTTCAGCTATCTCCAGAAGGAGAATGACATCAACGCTCAGATTCAGCAGGCCGATGCGACCTATGCCCAGAACGTCGAGAACAAGGTCGCGGAGATCAATAAGCAGAACCAGGCTCAGTATATTGAGCTTTTGACCCAGATCGCTCAGCTCCAGCAAAGCGGCTATTCTGCTTATGCCAACTATCTGCTCAATAAGTAAGGAGGTGCGACATGGCCAGTAAAACCAGCATGGCCGCTTATGAGAAGTCGGGCTTTGGCCAGACTTCAGGCGTAGCCGACTTACGAGAACAGGTACAGAAACTCAGTACCGACGAGGCTTCGCTTCGA